AGTTAGCAAAGGTCACGGCGCAGAGAAGAAAGGCGCTGGCGAACACGCTGACAACAAGAAGAGTATCGTTGGATCACGTAAGTAATTATGGCATCTTTACATCTTCGAGAAAACCTAAGTTTTGATCAGGCTAAGATCATTGTCGAGTCTGACGGACAAGAGGGTAAAAACTTATACATGTCTGGGATTTGTATCCAAGGCGGTATTCGTAACGCTAACCAGCGTGTTTACCCTGTGAAAGAGATTGACAAGGCTGTCAAAACCCTTAACGATCAGATTCAAAATGGTTATTCTGTATTAGGTGAGGTTGACCACCCAGATGACCTTAAAGTGAATTTGGACCGTGTCAGTCACATGATCACAAACATGTGGATGGAAGGTCCTAACGGTTATGGTAAGTTTAAAATCTTACCAACACCGATGGGCAACTTAATTCGTACAATGCTCGAAGCAGGTGTAAAACTTGGCGTCAGCTCTAGAGGCAGCGGAAACGTTGATGATATGAGCGGCAAAGTTTCTGACTTTGAAATCATTACCGTTGACATAGTTGCACAACCAAGCGCACCTGGAGCTTACCCTACGCCTGTTTACGAACATTTAATGAATGCTCGTGGCGGAATGAGAGCATTTAAAGTTGCACAAGAAGTAAAAGAAGATCCAAAGGCCCAGAAATATTTGCAAGAGTCTCTCATGCAAATTATTAAAGGTCTAAAATAAGCCCGAGGAGAAATAGATGTTGGACGCATTCAAACAATTGGTAGAGTCAGGTGTAATGTCAGAAGACGTAAAAGTCGCTGTCGAATCTGCCTTTGCTACAAAAATTCAAGAGAATCGCGACCAAGTAACCGCAGAACTTCGTGAAGAGTTTGCCCAGAAATACAATCATGACAAGAGTGTTATGGTTGAGGCAATCGACAAGATGTTAAGCGACAGACTGGCCGCAGAAATGGCCGAGTTGTACAATGATAAAAAAGCACTAGCTGAAGCAAAGGAAGCATACCGTTCACGTATTGCTGAAGATGCTAAGAAGTTAGAAAAGTTTGTTATTGGTCAATTAGGCAAAGAGTTAGTTGAATTCCAGAGCGATCGTAAGACCGTTTCTGAGAATTTCAGCAAGTTAGAGCAATTTGTTGTACACGCTCTAGCAAAAGAAATCCAAGAATTTGCATCTGATAAAAAGGACCTAGCTGAAACGAAAGTTAAGTTAGTTCGTGAAGCAAAGAGCAAGTTTGATGATATCAAGCAAGCATTCATTCAACGTTCCGCAAAAGTTGTTGAAGCAACTGTTACTAAGAAACTTACAAGTGAGATTACTCAGTTGAAAGAAGATATTGACAGCGCTCGCAGCAATGATTTCGGTCGTAAGATTTATGAAGCGTTTGCACAAGAGTTTGCAGGTTCTTACCTAAACGAAAAATCCGAAACAAGTAAATTGTTAAAGATTATTGAGAAGAAGGAACAAGAGCTAGCAGAATCGAAACAAGTTATTGCAGAAAAAACTTCAATCGTCGAATCTACACAACGCGAAATTCGTGTTACTAAAGATTTGATGGAACGTAAAACTGTAATGGCTGAGTTGATAGCACCACTTAGTGGTGAAAAAAGAGCAGTCATGCAAGAGTTGTTGGAATCTGTGCAAACAGCAAAACTACACTCTGCGTTTGACAAATACCTACCCGCAGTAATGGAAGGCGCGAAGACAGTGGCACCTAAGAAGGCCGTCCTATCCGAAGGCACTGAAGTAACAGGGAATCGTGAAAGCAAGCCTGAGGTAGGCTTAGATAACATTTTAGATATCCGCAAGTTAGCGGGTCTATCGAAATAATTATATTCAAGGAGACAAATTAAATGTCACAATTATTAAATGAAAGATGGTCAGAGACCAAAGAAGCTCTGCTTGAAGGCCTATCAGGTAACCGTAAGTCTTCTATGGCAGTTTGCTTAGAGAATACTCGTCGTTATTTAGGTGAGTCTGCAACAGCAGGTGCTACAAGCACAGGTAACATTGCTACCCTAAACCGTGTTATTCTTCCAGTAATCCGTCGTGTTATGCCGACAGTTATTGCGAACGAAATCATCGGTGTCCAGCCAATGACAGGTCCAGTTGCACAAATCCATACTCTACGTGTCCGCTATGCAGACGGCGTTGGTTCCGGTGATGTTGTAACAGCAGGTGAAGAGGCACTAAGCCCATTCAAGATCGCTCAAGCGTATTCTGGTAACAACGCTTCCGGTGGTGGTGCAGCAGTAACATCCGCCCTAGAAGGTACTCCAGGTAAGCGTATGAGCATTCAGATCTTGAAGAGCCCAGTTGAAGCAAAGTCTCGTAAACTAAGCGCTCGCTGGACATTCGAGGCTGCACAAGATGCACAAGCCCAACAAGGTATTGACATCGAAGCAGAAATCATGGCTGCTCTAGCACAAGAAATTACTGCTGAAATCGACCAAGAGATCCTAACATCTCTACGTAGTTTAGCAAGTGTTGAAGAAACATATGACCAGGCTTTAGTATCTGGTACTGCTACATTCGTTGGTGACGAACATGCTGCTCTAGCAATTCAGATCAACCGTGTTAGCAACTTGATCGCTCAGCGTACACGTCGTGGTAGCGCAAACTGGGCAGTTGTAAGCAACCAGGCTCTAACGATCCTTCAGTCTGCTACAACTAGCGCATTTGCACGTACTACAGAAGGTACT